ACATATGTCGGACAAGGCAAGTAGGGACGAAGTAAGATTACTGAAAGCACAGATAGGAAACCTAGAGGTACAGGTAGCCGACTACCAACAGATCGTCAAAGACCTCACCAAAAAGATACAGCAATACGAAGAGAAATACGGCAGTGTGTTCACTATGTCTAGTAAACATACTCAAACGGAGTAGACTTTTGCTTTAATTGTGCTACAATAATGAGTAAATACCTACAATGCGTAAACATACGAAAAGTCTATTGGAAGAATTAAGTTCTATGCCTCTCAAAAGGGACAAGGAAGAGGTAGTGGAAAGCAGGGCATCTCACATACTTGAAAGTGCGATCAGGCTAATGACCTACATAAGGGAGAACTTCGACCAGGACACCGCATTCAAACTGGAGAAGAAATTCAACTCAGCATTGAAATACATGGACGCTTCAAAGTTCAGCAGAGGCGTTGCACGTATTAAAGAAAACAAAGACGTCAAAGAAAACGTTCTTAGGATCAAGGACGGCGAATACAAAGAGGACTAATCATGTTGATAGAAGATGTCCTAACAGAGTTCAAGAGGACTCACCTTGAACACATAGAAGACATAGTGATCACCGATGGCTACGAAGGTGGCAAGGCTGTTTTAGAGTACTTCAGAGGATTGCTCCTTACACTCAAGGGCACAAGTTCAGAAGCAATGAGCGTATCGGTCAAGTGGGATGGTGCCCCTGCCGTGGTGTGTGGCACAAATCCAGACAACGGAAAGTTCTTCGTTGGCACCAAATCAGTTTTTGCCCAGAACGCCAAGATCAATTACACCAAGAAAGACATAGCAAACAATCACGGAACGGACGAACTAGGCCAAAAGTTATTGAAGTGTCTGGTACATCTTAAAAAGTTGAACATTCAAAGCGTGGTGCAGGGCGATCTGTTGTACACAGACGAAGACATTACCAGAAAGAACATTGGCGGAAAGCCTCATCTTACGTTCACACCCAACACAATCACCTATGCGGTACCCGAAGGCGGTGAACTGGCAAAACAGATGGACAGGGCAAAAGTAGGAATCATATTCCACACCACATATGCCGGTGACTCGCTTGCGGATATGAATGCACAGGCCGGAGCAGATGTGGAGTCTTTCTCACAGTCACCGGACGTATTCTTTGACAACGCCACCTACAAGGACGTATCGGGTAGTGCCAAGTTCACAGACGAAGAGTCAAAGCAATTCTACAACGGAATTGAAAAACTTGAAAACTTATTAAACAATGTACCACGCGACCTATCCAGTATGTTGGGACAGAACCAGGACTTCATACCCATGTTCCAAATGTACATCAATGCGATGGTCAGGGAAGGCAAACTTCCTAATGACGCTAACCAATTCTTATTAGGTTTCAAGAAGTTCTACAATGACAGAATGCAACAACAGATGTCAGGACTCAAGGCACAGAAGGCACTGCAACTGAGACAGGACAAGATGAAGCAGATGCCCATTTTCCTTGCCAGGGCCAAGAAACCATTACAGGCAATGCTTACCTTCTACAGAGCGGTGCAGACAATGAAAGCATTCGTCCTAAAAAAAATGAATCAAGCAATGGCCATAGGGTCATTCCAACAGACAGACGCCGGACTAGAAGTGACAGAACCGGAAGGATTTGTTGCTGTTGACAAGTCAGGTGGTGCTGTGAAACTTGTGGATCGATTAGGGTTCTCAAGAAGAAACTTGACTGCGATCAGCAAATTCAAGAAATAGATTCAACGTCTTATCAATCTCCAAACTTAACTTTTCCTTATTAAAGAAGTTATCATGATTGTGTTCCCTCAATGCTTTCGTGTTTAGGTAGATATCCTGCCACGGTGCTTTACGTAAACGATCACATAAATCTACAATAGTGTTGATCCTTACATCTGGATCTTTATCTAAATCATATGCTTCTTCGAAATAGCTGTTAAAAGTTTTAAAACCCATGGCCCTCAATCTCTGTAGATATTGGTGGTTGCCATGCACCACAAAAACATGTTTGGCTATGATTGGTTTCCATATCTTCTCTGTCATGAATACCTCGTAGTCGTTGTCATTGGTTTCTGATACTATAGAACAAGCGGTATCATTATATGGCTTTTCAAATATGTCTTGGTCCATGCCATACTTTGGATAGTCCTGTGCCCACGGCAGTTCATACGCCGCCGGCAACTTTCTAGCTGGCCAATTGGTGTATAAGCTGTTAGATAGTATGTCTTTCTTTGTCAGCTTACTGTATAATTTTGTTCTGTGTTTTCTAGGTTGTTTGTTTAGGTACAAAAAGTCATATTTTTTATTTGTATGATCAAAGCTGAACCTGTGGTCCTTGTGCTTGTTATACATGAAGAACCAAAACCAACTGGCATCACCTGTCCATTTGATGTGTTGTAAATCTATTTCCGGATACTGCTTATAGCTGTTGATGTTTTCCAATGATTCCCACGGGTTAGCTTTTATAAAAACAAAACCCTGGCTGTGTAACAAATCACAACGTTTCCTCAGTTCTGAATAGAATTCTGTGCTATCTTTTAATCTGTCATTTTGTGCCCTACAATCAATGATGGCAAACTTCCTGTCATAACTGTCCAGAGCATAGTTGTGTAGGGTATAGTACTCCCCTTCCAGGTCAAAAGTCTGATCAGGTAAGCTGTGCATGTTAATGAACTGTTCCAGCCTGATATGATGGCCTGTCTTCATTACGTCTGTTAGAATAAAGTTTCGTTGCATATGCCCTATAAATACCCGTATGTTAACACCATTTTTTAAGTATGTATCTGAGGGCAAGGTCATTAGGAGACATAGTGACCTGCAGAGATTCACTTTCCCAGAGGTCACTGAGAGGATTTATCTCAGTTTCCTGGCACTGGCCTTGATGAGTCAGCACAAGGATACACAATCTTTCGCCAAGTCATACGCGGACCAAACCATGGCCAAAGGCACCTTCGACCAGGTGAGGATGATCAACAACGACCTATCCAACATGCTGGCCATAGTGTCAGGTGATCCTGAGATCACCAAGAAGCTCAAGAACAAGGACCAAGCACAGGCCATGAGACAGAGACAGCCAGTTCCAGTGATGGCTGTGAGGAGATACCTAAGGACGTGGGAAGATCATTTCAAAAATTTAACTAATTTGGAAAGAGCTTTGAACGTTACTGATGCAAATTATAAAAATGTAAGAAGGGCAGTTGCAAACTACAACAGGCTAGACGGAAAAACAAAAAGCCGTACACTTGCTATGCTGAAACAGATGTTGCAGAGCAAACTGCCTAACACAGATATACACAAGAAATTTAAGGAATTGTAAAAATGATCAAGTACATATGTGAACTTTGTGGTTGTGAACAGCACTGTAAAAGATCCTGCACGGAATGTATGGACTGTCCAGACTGCGGATGTAAAGACTGTGATACAGAATCCAAATAGTTTTTGGGTGCTGTATGGACGACACACTGAACCAACCTACCTAGAAGATGCAGGAAATGGCCAAGCAGAGCAAAGAGATTGGGCGTTGACCTTCGTGCGTAAATGGCGTGTGTGTCTCGACATAGGTAGCAACATAGGTCAGTGGACAAGACCACTGGCTGAAAAGTTTGCCAGCGTCATATGTTTTGAACCTAACCCTAACTTTAGAGAATGCTTTGAAAAGAACATAACTGCACGAAACGTGTTGCTTTGGCCATATGGATTGTCGGACAAGGCAGGCACGGCAACCCAAGACTTCAATAGCACAGTGCTTCGGAATGAGCCAGGCGATATAAATCTCAGGACTTTAGACAGCTTTGGACTCACAGAGGTTGATCTAATAAAGATAGATGTTGATGGATCAGAAGTGCCATTGTTGAATGGTGCAAGGGAAACATTGAAACGCAATAATCCGATAATTAATATTGAAATGAAGAGACGCAAACGTCCTGGCACAGTTAGCAAATGTGAAGAAATATTATGGGAACTGGGTTATCACAAGGATTCACAGGTCAAAAGCGACGAGATCTGGTTAAGATCTTAATATTACAGGATAATTTACCAAATATAGATATAAATACTTTCAACTTGACATCTGAGCGATGTCAAGGCTTTGTAAAACAGAAAAATAGGAGGGTTATACAATGCCAATAGCAAAAAACAACTTCTCTAGAAACGAAAACTACGAAGTAGGTTCAGTAGATAAAACTTATTTCACAGTTGATTTCATTAACACAATGGCTTCAGAGACAGCTGACTTTTCAGCAGATAACGCCGTTGCTGGTTTAGAAATGACTAGAGCAACAATCGAAGGCCAAGGTGTGCCAGTTTTAGCGGAAGGTCCTTTAGTGGATTCTGGTACGCAAAAAACATATGCAACTAGAACTGACTGTTTAGATGCATTATCAGGTACAACTACTATCGCGGCGTTACAAGCGGCGATCAGAGCGTTGAACGGTAACGGAAGAGTTAGTGCAACAATCAGCGGTGCAACAGTTACAGAAACTAAACTTGGTATCTTAACTGCGGCGGCAGTAAGTTAATAGTTTACCTTAGGGTAACATATTACCAAAAGGGTGGATCTTTAATTAGGTCCACCCTTTTTCTTTTGAGTAAATATTTGCATGGACAACAACACCAAAAAAGTTTTAGACATAATACGATCACCTAGCAACGGTATGCGTCACAAGAACGCCGTCATAATAGATATCAAAGACAAAGACATGAGCTATCTGCACCTAACTGGTGGCGCACAGAATAGTATCATGCAATGGCTCCAGGGCTACCACAAAGACGACATATCCGAGGTGCCTATGGACAAGGTGAAGGATCACACAGGAAATAAATTTGTTTGCCTGGCAGAACCTGAGAAACGATATTGGTCTGGAGTAGTGGAGTGGAGCACAAATTTTGGCACGCATGAATGGTGGCAACACGACGACATCATGGAATGGTTTCCGCATTTTGATAGATACACTTTACGTTACAGTGAACAGATCGATCAAGTGCAAAATGTTACGGAATGGATCAAGATAGATAGGGAGTTTTCTTTCAAAATGGAAAACATGATCAAGAAGCATGATCTCAATCTCAAATGGGAATTCCCGTGGGTAAGACCAAGATACAAACGTGTGCCTTGGGTCACAAAGATCTATGAGGAGATAGTTCCGAAATTTAAGACGGTCGTAAACGAAAGCACAGAATTGCAGAAAAAATTACAGGAGTACCTTGCTCCTGATTACGATCATTACATCAAGGCAGTTTAAATGTACGAATACAGGGTGCATACTCTAGTTGACATCACAGATAATGGATCGCTACACAGATCTTTCCCATTTAAAACTCCAAGTGGCGAAGTCATAAAGGACAGGCAGTCCCTCTTGGTTGCACGTAATCAGAATAACAATTACAACACTATGTTACAGGTTTTACAGATGAGGGGAAACATAACCTGGGAGCAACCACCTCAGAAAATAGATCTGCCAAACGTGGCCAATCATATGTTTGGATCATACTATGAAGGTCCCCATTCCACCTGGCACTTTCAGTTCTTCACTGAGCAGTCAGGCGTGTACGGAGATAGCGTAGAACCAACAGAAAATCTAGTAGAAGATTTCAGTTTGATACCCATTGTAGCCGACTGCACAAACACAGCAAATTTGCCTGTACAGACCTTTGTGACCAGGGAGATGCAGGGCAACGAAAGACAGAAGATCATTGGCGCACTTGCAGGCGGCATTATAAACACCTACTTTTCGTACAGTGGTCCCATAGATAAATAATTGCACATTAAGGCACAAAAAGACACAACTTATTAAGGCTTACACAGGCAATGATACAGGCACAATTCCAGGCTTTAGGAGCGGAGATCAGAGAGATCAAACAGGAGTTGAGAGAATATATAAGATTAATGAGTACAACAGAATTAGAAAAACAGAACCTAGAAGCACACGTGGACCTGTGTTCGGAGAGATACAAGGGACTCCACGACAGATTGAGTGCTATTGAAGTCCGTCTAGGCAAGATGAACGAAGAGATGACCCAAGGTCACAAGTCACAGACCAAGACTATCATAGCAACCGCAGGTACAGTAGTCGCAGGCCTACTATCCACAGTGGTGGTGATCCTGATGAAGATGCCAGGCTAAAAAAATACCAATACATGTACATACAGATAGCACCACGGGCCAAGGTCTACGTCACAGACGCTGACGTGGAATTCATAAGGCAACACGCAACCGAATCATTCAGAGCAAAGCAACTGTCACCACAGGAGGCTGACAGGGCAAAGCGATTGGCGGACAAGGCGGTGTTCGTCAGGAAAAA